CCAGATACACCACTGGTGCGATGATCGGCTCTTCGGTTGTTGCCAGAAACTCCCCGAAGGCCCCATATCTTCCGGTCACCTGATTCTCCCCGCCTGCCCCGATGTACAGTCCAATCTGCTCGGCGTTTCTCTTCCAGGCCTGATCCAGCTTATCCGTATCCACCGCAATCATCGTGTGGCTGGAATGCAAAGTGTCTTGCTGATAGGTGATGCCATCGGTAGTGAGCGTTTTGCGGCCCTCGTATGTGCCTTCCTCTGGTTCGGCGGTTTCCGGCTTCTCCTGTTCCGGCTCTTCGGATGTCGCAAACGAAACGGAGCATTGGCAATTCGGATGCGCGGGTGGCGCGTCGTTTCCGCTCTGGAAATTGTCATCGAGACCAATTGGCCCCTGATCCTCGTTGGCGATGCACTCGTCACACGGGTCCGGGCCGTCCGTGTTCCACTGCTTGAGCATGCCGCCGACTTCTTTCGCGCTCGCCAGCATCGCCGAATTGTAGACGTCCGCCAGCTCCGTGCGGGCGATCATCTCCGCGCGCGCCGGCGTCATGGCATCGAAGCTGTCCTCGATAGCCTTCACCGCATCCTGGTAGCTTCCGCCGCTCGCGTAGACGTCGGCGACGGAGTTAGCGATGGTCTTCACGCTGGTGTCGTCGATATCCGCCGCGAGCTTCTGAAATCCCTCGGTGCGCAGGTATTCGTCTGCATATGCACTCGCCGCTTTCTGTGCCTGCTCCAGCGCCGTTCCGAAGTCGATGGAGAAGACGCGCCCGGCGCCCTCGGCCGCCGCGGCGATGCCCTCGGCCCATTCGCTCACGTCGCCGGGCGATGGGTCGGAGGTGAGCGCCGCGCCGGCCTCTATGTTCACGGTGACGGCGTGCTTGATGGCGACCGTGAGATCCTTGTCAGCCTCGGAGTACTTGTCGCTCAGCCACTTGAGCCATGTGCGCGATTCTTTCAGCAGCGCACGCCGCTGCCTTTTGAAGCGCCCAACCAATAGTTTGTTCAGCTTCGCCTCAATTGGCGCGAGGACGGCGGCGTGCCGCGGATGCAGCAGAGACTCGCGCAAGGACTCAGCCACTCTATCGGAGCACCCATCAGTCAGGATGCAAAGCTTCTGCCCCTTCATCAATTTCGCCAGCTCGCGCGCCGTCGTACTCACATCTTCGACTGTCTTCGGATTGTCGGCGAGCTGGTTCAGCGCCTTGATACATCCATCCACATATTCCGTGTAGCCCATCTCAAAAAACGAAACAAGCGAAGGCCGATGGGCAGCGGCGATGAGATCGGTGTAACCGCGATTTGATGCCACCTGTCCAATGATCGTTTTTGCGTTGGCCAGTTCGATGCTCATGGGTTTCTCACCATTGTTCGCAGATCTGCCAGGGATATCGGAGTCATGCCGCCAAGCCGCAGCGATCCCAGTCTCTCGCTCACGTAATACTTTGCCGAGCCGCGGCCGCGCATGTCGCAGACCACGGTGTAGGTCTTCAGATCGTCGGCGCTTGCTTCCGCGAGCTTCCGTCCAAGAGCCTCTTTGCTCATGGTGATTTTGTCATTCGTGCCGTCTACCATCGTCTTGACTTCGATCCCTACGTCGTCGTTGCGCAGGTCGAACGCCGAGTTATCGGCGGTCCTTGGAATGCCAAGGGCCTTGCTGAGTTTTTCCTCTCCCTTATCGGCGATGTCCTGCTTATCCTTGCCGCAGGGCTTGCGCGCGGCGATGGCGCGCGCGACTCGATCCGAGACGTTTTCGTCTCCGATCAGGACGGGCGATCCATGGATGGTCACCCATCCCTCACGCAGAGAATCAATCAGAGACTCAATTGCTTCAGCGAGCGGCAGCACTCAAATCACCTCAATCATCGGAGCCGGCGACCAGTATCGCACCGGGCCCATTTTCTGCGCCTGCCACACGCATCCGCACCGGTCGCAGATCCATTCGTCGCCAATCAGTCCCGCCAGCAGCGCGGCGTTGAGACGACCAGCGCAGCACTCATCGGGCTCGTAGCTGTCGAGCTGCGCGCGTAACGGCATGAGCGCGTTGTCCGGCGCTTTGGCGTGCTGGCCGGCCAACAGCCCGCGACCAAGCTTCGCCACGGCGATGCCTTTGCTCGGCGCGTTCCGCAGTGCGGCAAACTCTTCCGGGGTCGCCGGGTACTCGTAGGCCTTGAAGACAACCACGATGTGCTGGCGCTCGGCATCGTAGCCAATGGCGTAAACATTTGATGATTCAACGGTTTCCAGTGTCACTTGCACCCTGGCCATTCATCGACTCCACCACGGTCACCAGCTTCTCCAGCGCCGCATTCACACGCGCGCGCGCTTCCTTCGCCGCAGGAGCCTGCCGTTGCGTTCCTGGCGCGGCCTGCGGCTGCGGGATGGCATTGGGCGCCGGTTGCGGCTGCCCGCCCGGCGTGGGCGTGGCCGGGCCGATGGGCGCGGTCTCCGGCTCCTTCGTCCGATCCGGATCGTACTCGCTCTCCGGGTACATCGCCTCCACCATCTCGTCCACGTCCTCGATGCCGATCAGCGTACCCAGATGTCGCACACCTTCCTTTTCGTCGATGCCAGTGATCTGACCGCCCTTATTGTTCAGCGTCATCGCCGAAACGGCGGCCGTCACCAGCGCGGGGATGTCGCCCTCGCGAATCGCTGGGAATTCGACACGCACATCGATCTCGTTCGTCTTCGGCTCGGCTCGCTCATAGATCCAGCGGCCGTCCGCGCCACGCACCCGCTTCGCCTCGCGCACCACGATCTTTCCCGCGTCGGCCCGGCGCCGCTCTATCGCCTCGCGCAGCTTACCTTTCGGAGCCGCCAGCGAAGCCTTCAGCACCTCGGTGCAGATCACTACCAGATCCTCACGCCAGCTCTCCTGGCGCTCCAGGAAGCCCAGTTCTGTCGGGCGATCAAGCGTGGTCGCCGTGGCTAGATTGCCCGTGGACACGTCGGCCAGGAAGGTCTCCGGGACACCAGCCACCATGCAGCACATCAGCTTGTACTGCCGCACCTCCTCCGGGTCTGCGCCCGCGCCTTTGGAATTGAATGCGCTCAGCGTAGTGCCGGGCCCGCTGGCGAAGATCGAGCCTTTGACTGCCGGAGGATTCTGGTCCCACAGACTGCTGGTGGGTCCCACAGTGGTCTGGAGCTGCTGCTTGGCGCCCTCCAGCGCTTGCTGGCCGCCCTTCGTCGTCAAGGTCATGGCGAACTGGCTCAGCGCCATCTTGACAGTCTGGCACGCCTCCAAAAACAGTTTGCTGGCCTTGGCCCAGTCGATGGCCGGATAAATCTTCGGGCAGCCGAACTGCCAGTTGGCTACTGCGCCGTCCTTGCGATGATAGACAGGCGCAGACCACATCACGTCGTGCGTGCCGAACTTCGCGGGCTTCTGTGGCGGATCGTAGCCGAGCGCCGGGTACCATGCCGTGTGCGCCTCAATCTTCACGGACTCGTGAACCGGATCGAAGACTTTCGCAGTCCACTCGCGCTTGTAGTACCACGGCTTCGCGGCATCGTCCGGGTCGCAGATGACTTCCTGGATTTCCGTCGCGTCGATCAGGCGGACGTTGGTTTTTCCGGTCGCCAGCTTGTCCTGGAAGAAGCACCAGAACAGGTTTCCATCGTACCAGCGGCGGCGCTCCATCTCCGTGAGCGCTACCTGGCCCATGGTCGGGACATTCGCTGCGAAGAATTCCTGCAACGCGTCGTTGGCGTCCTCATCCGAGCTACTGATCTCCACGCCGCGGCCGAACACGTAGACGCTGGCTACGTCGATCAGCCGGCGGATGATCGGATTTTTGATGTAGTGCAACCGGCAGATCAGGATGATCTGCTGCACGCCCCACCGGGAGAACTCCAGCCAGCTCAGGTTGACTTCACGTCGCCACTCGACATTGGAGAGCGCGAGCTGGATGTCCCCGTAGGAGCCTTGATTGACGATGGGGTTGGTGGACTCGCGCAAGCCGACGCGCGCGGCCGTCTCCAGCACATGCTGCGCATCGCCGGCCGGAAGCCATGGACCGATACCGCGCATAGTCTGGGCTTCGGCAAACTCCGCGAGCTGATCGAGCCATGTCGCACGCCGTTGCAATTC